GGAACCAAGTATCAAAAAGGCTTAGTCAGCCCAACTGCGGATCAATTAGATTATTTGATTGGTCAAGCAACTGGTGGTGTAGGGCGCGAAGTTCTGAAGGCAGAGCAAGCTGTTACCAGCCTTGCAACTGGAGAAGAGTTACCATCTTATAAAGTTCCATTGGTTGGTAAGTTCTATGGTGATGTAGGATCTCAGGCTTCTCAAGCCAATAAGTTTTATGACAACATTACCAATATGGCTAACCATGAGAATGAGGTTAAAGGTAGGATTAAGAATCGTGAGGATGTAAATTCATACTATCGCGATCATCCAGAAGCTCGTTTATATACTCAAGCCAATACCGCTGAAAATGAGATTACTAAAATCAATAAAGAGAAAAGGGATGCTATTGAGCGCAATTCTCCTCCAGCAGTAATTAAGCGCATTGAGGATCGTAAAACAGCAATTATGAAAAGATTTAATGATCGAGTATCTAAAGCAGAAAGATGATTAAAATAGGGACTTTCCCTAATTACATACTATTTCCTTACAAATCAATGTAATATGCGAATAGCTTTATAAAACATATAAGGAAATCACATGCAAGGTTATTATTTAACTGACGATCAGTTTGTTGAAGAGTGGCGCAAGATTGGAAGTCCACAAAAGTTTGCTGAAAAGCATAAGATGTCTGTTAGAGCTATTTATAACAGGCGAAGAAGCATTGAATGTAGATTGAAAATCAGTCTTCCTAGCGTTAATGATGCTAGATTTGATCCTTTAAAGAAGCTTCAACAGACTCCAGGTCATGCCCGCCGTGGTATTGAAATGGAAAAGGGTCGTGTAGTAGTCTTTTCAGATGCTCACTTCTGGCCTGGGGATTACACCACAGCATTCAAAGCATTGCTGATGATTATTAAAGAATTCAAACCCAAAGTAGTCGTAGCTAACGGAGATGTATTTGATGGCTCTCAAGCCAGCCGTCATGCTCGTATTGGCTGGGAGAAAAGCCCTACTGTCAAAGAGGAATTAGAAGCTTGTAAAGAGTTCATGGAAGAGATTGAAAAAGTCTCTAAAGGTGCTGAACTCATCTGGACAATGGGAAACCACGATGCTAGATTTGAGACCTTCTTATCAGCACAAACGGGAATGTATGAGGGAGTATCAGGGTTTACCCTTAAAGATCACTTTCCTTTATGGAAACCATGCTGGTCTTACTGGGTAAATGAAGATACTTGTATTAAACACCGCTGGAAAGGTGGATTTGGTGGTGGTCGGGCAAATGCCTTAAATTCGGGCGTAAACATGGTTACAGGCCACACACACAATTTGGCAGTACAACCCCTTACCGATTACAACGGAACGCGCTATGGGGTTCAAACGGGCTGTCTAGCGGATCCTCATGGAAATCAGTTCATGGGATACACGGAAGATAACCCAAAAGACTGGCGTTCTGGGTTCGCATTACTGTCTTGGGAGCGTGGTAGACTGATGCTTCCAGAATTAATACAGGTATGCGGTGAGGACGAGTTTGAGTTCCGGGGCTGCATAAATAAGGTATGAAATTAACACCAGCAATTATTAGGAACTTATATACAGCAATTTACTGTATGCACCCATTTAGTCGCTGGCCTATGCCTTTGCCTGAGCAGATTAAGTTTATTATAGATTCTGACCCTGAGACAATGGGTACTTATTTATACGATGATGGTGAAGATTATGAACATATCATCACTATTTCGGATAAGAAATGCGGTCATTTATCAACCGTGATCCGAGTCCTAATTCATGAATGTGTCCATATGAGCCGCTGGAAGACTCAAAAATGGAGTCATCACGATGCTGAGTTTAGGCGGCGTACCAAGGTAATATCAGATGATCTTGGATTTGATCCGCTCGAACTTTGATAGCTTACCCTCGTGTTGTTTCGTTTCCCATTCTTTGATTGACCTCTTCCAATAGCCTCTCGTAGGTAACGCCCCATTTACGCTCAAAACCTTTTGCACCCAAACCGTGAACTCCGGTATTTCCACGATGGTGTTCTGGGCAAAGTGGTAGGACTGGGGATGTAGACCTTTTGCCACCAAACCGTCTGACGTGATGCAGTTCTGCTGGGCTACCTTCAACCCCAAGGACTGAGGAACACAAAATACATCCGAGTCTTGCAATCTTGTCAAATGCGATCTTTTCATCTTTGGTCATTCAATTCAATCATTTTACGTATTTGAGTTTCCACAATATCTAGTGGAGTTTTTATCTTTTCTGGCGGTGCAACAATATACCCATCAGTTACTTGCCACCCACCTTTTTCGTCTTTAAAAACAGCACCCTCGTCTAATAGCATTCGTGCATAAACCCCAATAGAAGATCTACTGAGATTTACCTTGATATTAGCCGAGAGTACGCCCGGATTCTGGGAGATGTATAACAGGATTCTGTATTTTTTGTCCATTGGTAAAAAAGTGATAGCTTCCGTCAGGTAAAATTTCATACTCTGGACAATAGGCTCCAGCAACCTTAAGTGCTAGTATAACCTCTTCTATTTCATCGGATGTCATAAGAAAGTCCCTTTCTTTTTGGGTAAGTTAAATATATCTAATGGATAAGACCTAAGATCGCCATCTGACCAGCGAATAAACACCCTAGAATCATCTGAAGACCAGCATCCCAGCATTGAGCGTCCATTTTCCGTATAAGAATAAGCAATAAAAGTATTGGGAACAGTTGTGCATTTCATATCAGTAATGGCAATTGATCCTCCCCCTTCATTGTTTACTTCAGCTATTACTCCTCTTGCGTGTGCGTTTAGGGATAACAGTAGCAATGCCATTATCAGTATCTTTTTCATTTTCTAGTTCCTCTATTAGTTCATCGGCGATTGCTATAGCTTCTTTTGGAGTATTACCACCAACAATAGCAAAGCAAGCGGCTAAAAATCGCATATGTTTTTTTTCGTTCATTGAAGTTCAGATACTTTAATATCCCTATTGTTTTCTAACACGGTTTCTGCGTAATGGATAAATTCTTCTTTAGACATACCCATTTCCTGTGAAATTACTGAAGCTAAAGTTAAAAAAGCAAAAAATGAAACTCTGTATTCAGGGTTGTCAGACTGTAGTAGTCTGTAAATTTTTATTACAAAGTCTTCTGCTTCTTCTTGTTCCTTGGTAATCATCATCCCTCCAGGTCTCTAAGTTGTTTCATTAAAAACTTATCTAATGGCTCATCGTTTACAAGCATCATCTTTGCTTCGCGAGTAGCTTTAATAACTTCGCAAGAATCCCTTAATGCTTTGTTGTATCCACTTTGATAGTCATCAGTCTTATCAAATGCAGCAATCAGGGCATCCCTAACAAATGCAGAAGCTTTTCGGTCTTTTGCAAGATTACGCATCTTTTGAACATGCTCTGGGTACAAGTACAAACTGTAAGGTACTAGTGTTTCCATTCTTTATACTCCGTATATATTGTTTTTAGCGCTTCTTGAGCAACTTTATTGATTTTAATATCTGCTCTTGAGTTAACATTTAAAAAGCTAGTAAGCCAGTCAACGCAAGCCGCTTCATTTTTTTCAAATAAATCACCTTTGTCGTGCAAAAACTCCCAAAATTCTTTTTCTCTACACAACATACCAGCTAACTTCACTAGTTGAGCGCCAGCAAACTCATCTCGGTTCATTGGCTCTTCGGAGTCCGCTAGCCTGACCATGACAACCATGTACCTAGACCCCACAAAATCTTTTATGACTTCGTCTGGTATATCATCTGGATGTATAGCCAAGCTCATTACATAGCCTTCTTTAGTTTGCTTCATTGCTATTTTTTTAGCTTCAAACTGCGGATAATTCATTTTTAATCCCCTTTGTTTTCCGAAAATCATTGTGCTTCTTGTTAGAAGCTTTGTATTTTTCTGGATATTTTTCTCTCCACGATCTATGCGCCTCAAGATTGCATGGTTTACATTTACTCATTGGATACTCAACTTTTCCATCTCTTCGTACATTAAACATTGATAATGATTTAATTGTTTTGCAACTATTGCAAAGCTTATGACCAGATGGAACATCCCTATACATATCTCCCAGCATAAGACCATGTTTGGTGTTACAAGACATACATGTAATCGCTAACGTTCCATCTCTATAGTGCTGCAAAACAGCTCCATGTTTTCTGTTTGATTTATCAATCCAATGCATTGTGCATCCACAATCTTGACAAATCATATTTTTTGGAGCCATTTTTTCAATTTCATAAATTGACGGAACATATTTTTTGTCGTTTTTTGCAGTATGTTGCATTTGTAAAAATCTTGCATGTTTATCACATACATTTTTTCTTTTGTTGATTTTGGTTGCGTCAGCCCCGCATATGTAACATTTCATAAAACCTCCTGTTCGAGACTTCATCATATCACAATACGGGACTTTGTGCATTTATACGCTTCCGGTTGCCAAGCAAACTAAACGCTCCCAGAATGTACGTTTTCTGGAAAGTTCTTGTTCAAGGACATCGTTGTCTTTGATCTGAGAAGCAAGAGCAGCTTGTAATTGTTTAGCAAGCTTTTCCCAATCTACGGGAAATGGCGTATTGTTAAATGGAGTTGGTTTATTTTTAACTCCAGCTGGACGACCACGTTTCTTAGCAGTTTTAGCAACTACGTCTGATTTCTTATTCATCCCAAGGATCCTTTGCAGAAGATGGAGCTGAAGACATTTCAGGCTTCCAAGTGTTTACTTTTGCTGAAAGAATGTGTCTCTCAGCACCTTTTACGTTGCGCTTGTCTTTCCATAAATCAAGCTTTAAATCTACTTTATTGTCAGTAGACTCGGAAAGCAATTGCTTTAGATAGTCTTTGTCTAAAGAAATAGTTCCGTTAAAGTCAGGAGCTTTCGGGCTTTTCTTTTCAGAGTTGTGCCACATAGTTCCTTGGTTCAAATAATCGCTCATGTATTACTCCTTAATAAGTGCTTTTTTAGTTGTTGAAAAATTTGTCATTAGATCTGAATAAACCTGTGCATCTAATTCCTTTACTCTATCAAATAAAACGCGGTTAGTTTTAAAGATAGTTGCTACGTCATCCGGAGTCTGCGCTCCAGTTAATAATGTTTTAACTCCTATTTCTAAAGCCTCAAACCATCCTGGAGAACCTTCTTCTCCGCTCATAGTAATAGACCATGCACCCTTAGTTGTATTAGATACAACTGGTTTAGTAGCTACTGGCGCTGGCTTAGCTACTGGTTCAGGCTTTTTTGCTGGTTCTTCCTTGCCAGTTAATGGCTCTAATGCGTCATGCTCTACGATTTCAAAAGCATTAACCCATAAGTACCGACGTAAGTAAGTCTGTACCGCCCCTAAGTTCTGAACGTCATGACAGCCCTTTAAAGCCGCGCTAGACATTGGTGAGGTAAAGGTAACAAAATTATTTGATTCGGTGCTATCGGTATCATAAATCGTTAAATAAGCCATCTCTGGTGTGAACGATACTGTGCCACATAATCCCAGGCTATCGCAAATAGCTTGAATCTGAGGGAGAAAATCCCCTAATTCAAAGTACTGATATCCAGCAAACTTGTTATGACCGGATTTCTTAAGCGCAGTGTTCTGCAACGTCATCCGCGCTTTTTGTAACTTTTTATGTATATTCATTTGTCGTGATCTTCTCTCAGTTTTTTAATTTCTTCTACTTCAATTAACTTTTCTGCATAGTGGATAACTTTTCTAAGGTCGTCAACTCCGCCTTTACGTCTCCATCGGGTGGTGTACTTGATAATATTACCCTCAAGGTATCCAAGCTGATTGGCAATAATGTAATCCCACGGTTGTATAGTATTTCTAGCATAATGATCTCCTCCTATTTGATGTTCGTTAGCTTTCATGTCAATTCCTTACATACATTAAAACAATTACCAACACTACAAACCCAGTCGCAAACTTAAGGGCAATATCTGTCCAATATTCCAACCTCAAACGATCTGGATCTCCAATAATCCATTTCTGTATCTCCAACATATCTACGTCTTGCTCTATATACTTAGGTTTCTGATAGTAAATACCCATCTTTACTTTTCCAGTATCAAAGGGAGTAATACCGCTAGGAATAAAATCAGACCTAATAACCTTTTTGCGTTTTGCTCTAGTTGCCATCATGTTCCTTTATTTTATTTGCAATACAGGTTTATTATACATATATTGCAAATATACTTTACTAGAATAAACCCTTAGAACAAACCTTCTGTTGAATAGGTTGGCTCTTTAGGCTGCATCAACCTTCCAATGGATTCGTTATGGCAAAAAGCATAAATTGCTCTTTCGGTTTTATATAACTTATCTCGCTTATCTGAGCTTCCATTGTTTGGATTACGCAAAAAAGACTCCCTTAAAAGGATGATAACTTTTTCATTTGAATTCTCGGGAACTC